CAGTAATACCACAATCTCCTGCTGTAGCTACTCCTCAAGAACCTGACCCAAAAGCACAAGAATGGGCGAAAAAGAATTCTTGGTTTGGTAAAGACCAAGCATTAACTTTTGCTTCTTTTGGTATCCATAGAGAATTAATGGATGAAGGTTATGATGGAACAACCGATGACTATTATACTGAATTGGACAATAGACTTTCCAATTTTGGAAATAGGAACTATACTGAAACAAATGACTCTCCCGTGCAGAGAGTTGCTAGTCCTACAAGACAAGCAAGAAATAATAATGCACGCAGTAAGAAAATTAAACTCACACAGAGTCAAGTAGCAATTGCGAAAAAACTAGGTGTGCCTCTTGAAGAGTATGCAAAATATGTTAAACAATAGGAGTTAATATGACAGAAAAAAATACAACTAACGAAGTAGAGCAATCTGTTGCTACTGATCGATCTCCTCGATCTGCACAATCCCGAGAAAAAACTTCTCGCAGGAAACCATGGAAACAACCTTCTGCATTAGAAGCACCTCCAGCCCCTTCTGGCTTTAAACATCGATGGATTAGAGAATCTGTACTAGGTCATGACGATAAGACTAATATGTCTAAGCGTTTACGTGAAGGCTTTGAGCCTGTTCGTGCTGAAGAGTACCCAGATTTCGAAGCTCCAACGATACAAGATGGAAGACATGCAGGTGTTATCGGAGTAGGTGGGTTAATCCTGGCAAGGATCCCTGAAGAAACAGTTAGAGAACGGAAAGACTATTTCGATGGTCTAACCGCAGACGCGATGCGTGCTGTTGACACAGACTTAATGAGGGAAAGTGATCCTTCTATGCCAATTAGTAGACCTAATAGGCAAAGTAAAGTTACTTTCGGAAAAGGTTCTTAGGTAAAACTAAGATTTTTTAACAACATATATAAAAGGTGAAATAAAATGGCGAATGTAAATGACCCAGATGGTTTTACTCCTGCATATCATATGTCTGGTGGAACAATCAGACCAAGTGAGTTTGCGATAGCAAGTGCTACTAATGCTTCGATTTTTTCGGGCGACGTAGTAAATCTCTCAAGTGGTTTAGTTATCCAAGGTACTGCGACAGGTACCCCACTAGGTGTATTTGCAGGTGTGGAATATACAGCAACAACAGGAGAAATCGTCTTTGCGAAGATGTGGACTGCTGATACTGCTACTTTAGGCTCTGCAAATGCGAAAGCGTATGTTTATGTTGATCCAGATATTGTTTATGAGGCTCAGGCAACTGCTACTCCTACTCAAGCATCTATTGGAACAACTAATACGATTTCAACAACTGCAGGGGATTCTTCAACAGGTCGATCAAAAGAAGGCGTTACAGCAACAACTTCTAGTGGTATTGCGACAATAGTAGGCTTTCCAGATAAGCCATCAAATTCTATTGGACAGTATGCTAGAGTGTATGTAACATTCCCTGCTTCTGTATTCGGCAACAGCTAAAAGGTGATATAAATGGCAATTAATAGAGCACAACTAGTCCAAGAACTAGAACCAGGATTGAATGCACTTTTTGGTCTTGAGTATAGCAGATACGAAAACGAGCATACTGAAATCTTTGATACAGAGAATTCAGATAGAGCGTTTGAAGAAGAAGTTATGCTTTCAGGCTTCGGTGAAGCACCAGTAAAAGGAGAAGGCTCAGCAGTCACTTATGACTATGCGCAAGAAACTTATACTGCAAGGTATTCACATGAAACTGTGGCGTTAGCTTTTGCTTTGACAGAAGAAGCTATCGAAGACAATCTGTACGACAGTATATCTGCTAGATATACTAAAGCGTTGGCTCGCTCAATGAGTCAAACTAAGCAAGTAAAAGCTGCTAATGTACTTAATAATGGTTTCTCTACTTCCTTCCCAGGAGGAGATGGAAAACCTCTCATGACAACTGATCACCCTACTTTAACAGCAGGCGATCAGAATAATGAGCCAAGTACTGCTGCTGATTTGAATGAAACTTCTCTAGAAAATGCAATGATCGAAATTGCTGCATTTAAAGATGAGCGTGGTTTAAAAACCAATGTTCAGGCTAGAAAGTTAATCGTTCCACCAGCACTGCAGTTTGTTGCTGACAGGTTGCTTAACACTCCTAACAGAGTTGGCACTTCTGACAACGATATAAATGCTCTTAAGAATATGAGCATGCTTCCTGGAGGTTATACAGTTAATCACTTCTTAACCGACACTGATGCGTTTTTTATAAAAACTGACGCACCAAATGGATTAAAGCATTTCGTTAGAAGCCCAATGTCTACTGGAATGGAAGGTGACTTCGAAACTGGTAACATGCGTTACAAAGCTAGAGAAAGATATTCTTTCGGCTTTAGTGACTGGCGTGGTATTTACGGTTCCCCTGGAGCGTAAAGAATCCATTTCTTGTAAAGGGGAGCTATATGCTCCCCTTTCTTTTTTTGCAGAATTGATATAGACTAGGGTTCTAGGATAAATTAACTTGTTCTACCGACTGACCTAGCAGACAAGCCAAGACAGTAGAACTTTTTTCCGAGGAGGAAATTATGGCAAATTCAACTTTTAGTGGACCAGTCCGCTCTAAAAACGGTTTTCAAACCATATCAGAAAACTCTACTACTGGTACAGTTACTGTAACTAGTGGTGATAAAATGTCAGTCGAAGCTGTTGGTGGTGCTGGTATCGAAGGCACAGCAGCAACATACATTACTCAGGTCGATAGACTTCCTAGTGACACAGACACAAATGTAAATATTGTAAAGTCTACTATTATGATTGACCTAACAGGGTTAAAAGATGGTGGAACTGCAGGTGATATTATCGGTAAAGACGGTGCAGGTGTTGCATACATAGCACAAGTTACAACAGCTAACCAAGGTGTTGTTTTTGGTGTGACAATGACATGTGTAGAAACTCCAGCTGGAGGAAGTACAGACATAGATCTATACTCAGCCACAGAAGGTACAGGTGTTAACGACACAGCAATCGGAGCTTTAACAGAAACTCAAATTATCAACGCAGGTGCTGCATCTGCAGGTACATTAGTTGCTGGTGGTGATATCGTTGCTGATCAATACTTGTACTTAGTAAGTCAAGGCACAGGCGATGCTGCTTATACTGCTGGTCGTTTTATGATTGAAGTCATAGGCTACGACGTAGCTTCGTAAGGAGTAACATATGGCAGATGCAGTAACTTCAACAACAATTGCAGATGGTGATAGGTCAGCTGTTATACAGCTGACCAGCACATCTGACGGAACTGGTGAGTCAGCAGTAACTAAAATAGATGTAAGTGCCCTAGCTGTAAGAAGTAGTGACGGTGCTGCTTGTACAGGCTGTAAAGTGAGTAGAATAAATTACTCTACTTTAGGTATGAGTGTCAAACTGTTATGGGATGCTACAACAAACACTATCTGTTGGGATCTAAGAGAACATAGTGATGATGTAGATTTTTCATACATGGGTGGTTTGCAAAATACTGCAGCTGCCAGTGGAAAAACAGGTGACATTGCGTTAACAACTACTGGTCACTCCGCTGGCGACTCATACGTCATAGTCATTACAGTTATTAAAGAGTTTTAACTAAATGGCTACTTCTGATTCTAAAGTCTTTAGCCTCAACACAGCTGAGGTTATAGAAGAGGCTTATGAATTAGCTGGACTTGAAATGCGAACAGGCTACGATGCTGCAACCGCAAGAAGATCTTTAAATATAATGTTTTCCGATTGGGCAAACAGAGGGATAAACTTGTGGACAGTAGAACAAGTCACGTTAGACTTAACTTCAGGTACATCAACATATACTCTAAATTCTTATGATGTAGATGTACTTGAAGCAGTTGTTAGAGTTTACGATAGTACAAGCAGTTCAACATTTAGTGATATCTCAATAGATCGAATAAGCAGATCTGATTACTTAAACCTACCTGATAAAACAACAACAGGAAGACCTTCACAATATTTTGTAGATAGAAAAGAAACACCTGTGTTGTACCTATACCCTACACCAGATAGTGTAACTACATACAAATTTATGAGTTACAGAATACAAAGAATAGATGATGTAACAGCTTCAGCACAAGATCAAGAAGTTCCTAGTCGTTTCATACAATGTATGACTCTAGG